TCAACCAAGCTGTTGTCATTGCGCTCAGTGAAGATGCCATTGAACATGATTGCATTGAGTGATGACTTGAGTCGCTCATGCTCAGGGTCAGACTTCTCAAGTGATCGTATTGCGTTCACTTTACGAATCAAATCAGGTGTACCGTTCTTAATTCGGTTTTGCACCTCATAGATTGAGAGGTTGTATGGTGTTTCTTTGCTGTTAAATAGGTTTTTAAATACTGATACTTTCATGTCATAGTTGTTTTTCGTGACGCTAATGTACAAAAAATTGCTGATTTGTGACGATTCGTGACGATGTGTGAATTGTATCGTCACGCTTGTATCCTTTACTGGTATTGAGTTTCAGCAAAAGCGTGACGATGTGACGATAAAAAAACTAAAAATTTTAAAATAAAAATAAGCGTCTTAATAGGTTCGGTATATAAAGAGATGTGTCATATCGTCACAAGTCTCTCATCATACACCCCTCTCTTGATTCTGCTCTTAATGATTTTCAATGTTGCATATGAGTTACACTTGAGTATATCGATAGTAAGGTCCCTCGCTGATTCCCTGTCAACATGGTCCAACAAGAATTGATATTCTGCGATACATTCAAGATACAGCTTGTCATTGGTACTGGTCATCCATTCATGTGTGCGAAGGCTGTGCAGCACTGTTGCGTGGTCACGTTTGAACATTTCGCCAATATCCTTGAGGGTCATCCCTGTTGATCGCAGCTCGTGCATCAGAAATGCTCTGCGATACACCAGCTCATGGGTGCGGTCCTTGGCAGATAGCCTATCTCGTTTGATGAGTTCTCGTATTTTTTCGAATTGGTTCATAATAAATTTTTAAGTATTTTGTAAAGCACATTTACAACAATTGAATTACCAGCTTGTTTGTATGCTTGAGAATCGGATACCTTCCAAGTGAATGTATCAGGGAAGTCCATCAATCTGAAGCATTCTCGTGGGGTGAGTCTGCGAATCCTGTAATCATTTGGTAAAGTAATAGCATTTCCACCCCAAGTAACTTGCCCAGCACTTAAAGCGGGGCATAAAGCATTGGAATCGTATACTCTATTTTGTTGGTATGGTTGACCACCTCCACTTTTACTCTCTTTACTTGGATTTAATTGAATTACTCCTTGATTACATCCTGTGTCTAATGTTTGTGCTACTCCTTTACCAACTCTTCCCCTGCGTGTTTCTGAAGTTGGTACGCTAAAATTTATTGAATCTCCAATGGTTGCTTGTTCATATCCTTTGGATGTGGCTGATTTAACTTTAAAATCATCTATAAAAATATTGCTTATTATTTTTGCATCTAAAAAATACCTTTCATCAACCTTATCTTCCAGTACATCCTTGAGCCTCTTGGTGGGATGCTCTTCTCGTGGGAATTGAAAGCGGTTGTCAGCATCGTCTCGGATGCCAATCAAGAAAACTCGCTCACGATTCTGCGGAACTCCGTGATGCTTTGCGTTCAGCACTTGCCAATACAAATGGTAAGGAACTGAATCATCATAAGGGAACAACACAGGCACTCCGTTGACCGACTTACCTCCAAGCATATTTACCCACTCTTGGAATGTTCTGCCATTATCATCAGAGAGCAATCCTTTGACGTTCTCAAAGATAAAGAATCGAGGTTTGTTGACCTGAATGAACTCGTGTGAGTTGAAAAACAAGATACCTCTCTTGTCTTCCTTACCAAGTCGCTTCCCAGCTAATGAGAATGCTTGGCAAGGTGGTGAGGTCATATAGATATCCAAAGACTCTGATGGAATATCTCGGTCATAGACATTGGTTGGATAGTATTCAGGTTCACCATAGTTGTGGATGAACGTCTCACGAGCAAACTTGTCCATATCACAGGCGAACACTTCCTTGTATTCTACTCCTAATCGAATCAGTGCTTGATTGAATGCGCCTACTCCGCTGAAGTCAGAGCCTACCCTTAACATGGTGACACTTTAAATTTACCATCGTTATATCTGCCCGACCACATCAGTTCACTCTTGTACCAATATGCCAGTGCTTTGCTGTGGAAGCTCCACTCCTGGACAACCTTGTTGCCGAAGTGGTATGTGAGTTTGAATTTCATATCTCTTGCATTTTAATTTCACAAATTCGGTTATAAAGATCGTGATTGAACGTAGTCCAAAACCGATTATATTGGTAGGTGTCAAACGAACCACCAATCTTCATCATCTCTCGGGTCGTAGTTGTAGCACTCATAGCAGAACTCGTGGAAGTTCTCGGTTGCGTTGTCAGTAAGTTCTCGCATTGCTTCATCGCACTGCTCGAGGGTGAGGTCTTGTTTCCACTCTGCTGATTCAATTGTCCATGTTTCATTGTTGTTGTTTTTATCATAGTTATATATTAGTTCTATTGTGCCGATATGCTCATCATCATAGCGATTGAACACATCAACGATGATGGTGTTGGCTGAAGCATTTGATAACTGCTCCGCAAACCAAAACTTATTTTCCGTATTTTTCATTGTATATTCTTTGTGCGTAGTTGTTGTATGATTTTGACAGTTCATATCTTGCCTTGTGATATGTTTGATGGTCGATGGTCGGTGTGTCCTTTACTGGAGGTCGCACTGTTGACATCATCCAAATCAAAAGCATTGCTCCTGTGATGAATATCACTACACCACCAAGAATCTGACGTTCATCTTGGTTGAGGTCTGAGAATAGAAATTTAATTGTTTTCATTGTCTTCGATTGTTTCTAATAAGTTACTGATTGCATTCCACTGCGCAGCTGAGTGGCGGGTTCCTCGGTCATCGGGACCGAATGATTCTCTCATGTCGAGAAGTTCTTGATACATCTCAGCCTCCTGGCTGCGGATGAGGTCGATAATTTGTTCTTTTGTCATAGTTGTTTTCGATTTGATACGGTGAAATTACACATAAGTTTCATATCTGCAAAACTTTTTTCACATTTTTTTTCATCTATGCACAAAATAAGCCAAAAAAAGGGGTATTTCTACCCCTCAAAACAATTATGAACTCCCGAAGTTACAAAGGAAATTTCATACTATCGATGTTTTTGTACATTTTTCTTTGACCATCTCTCTCAAATCGCTCAGATTCGAACACTAAGATGCGACCTCCTGTCGGTTTAACAGGCGCACCACGTTCAACGTGCCACCCTTTTGAGCCATCACCGTACTCTTCCTTGTATGTTCCTGTGAGCATCATGTGAATCTGCTTATGTTCGTGGCGATATCCAATCTTGTTGTTGTAATCAATAGTATCTCTGACATCATTTCGAGCAGCGTTCTCATGAATGTGACCCATCGTGAACACATCGAAGTCCTCATACATCTCCAATGCCCTGGTGAGGTTTAATGCTCCCTTGGTAACTACACCACCACCACCTGAACCATGAAAGTATTTGATTTTGAATGATGATGAGATGCCATTGCCAATATCTTGACGAACTACAATCCAACCACCATATCCACCAGTATATACTTGAGTGCTATTTTTGTAGTTGAGGAGGTCCACGAATCTCTGAAGGATGTCGGTCTCTTGATACTTGATGATTGCAGTCTCATGGTTGCCATATCCGATGACAGTAAGCAAGTGAGCGTATGGTGACCACCACTCAACAGCTGTCTCAACGATTGAATCGAGGTACTTGGCATTGTTGTGTTCAGGTCTGATGTCTGATTTGTTCCCTCTGCGATCACCACGACCTTGCATGAGGCAGAAAAAGTCACCATTCACCATGATAGGGATGTTGTTCTCAACACAATAGTCGAGGTCACGCTTGAGAATTTTCCAATCGCATTTGGGATTGTCCCAGTGGATGTCAGAAAGCATTGCAATTTTAACTTGTTTGCCATCCATCTGAATCTCGTGGATGTTTTTTGCGTGTTTTTTTACAATCATAGTTGTGTTTTGGAGTACCTAAATAGGTACATGGTTCCCATTCCCATCACAAAGCCAAGAATTAGCACCCAAAATACAGGCTTTTCTTTTTGGCTTTTGTACTTTGCTACCTCAACCTTTTGAACTTGACGGATGGTGTCACGCTTGAGGCGATATATGATGCGCTCCTGATACCTTGTTCTTGGCACATAGGATGTCTTATATTGAATGATTGTGTCCTTGGTGGTATAGAACCTTTCGTACACTATTTCGTTGTCTCTTATGACAGGAAACGAGTCAATAGTTGTGATGCGAATTGTATCACCCACCTCCTCGCACTTATATCCTTTTTTAATTGCTTTGCGCAGATGATAGTTGGCTGAGCAACTTGTCGCAAATATTGTCACAATTAGTGACAGAATAGTGACTAAATTTCTCATAGATTCTTTAGCATTTCAATCATTCTTGGACAAGGGTAAATGTCACTCTTGTCCTTTCTGACCGAATTGTGAGTATATATACCTGGTGTTCCTTTGAATGCTTCCTTGTCAAGTCCGAATATCTCCGAGCGGTAGTCACTTGGGATGTTGTATGTCTCACATAAGTACTCAACTAATTGTCGAGTGCTTTCGATTTGTGCATCGGTGTATTTGTACCAGTGCTTGTATCCTTTGTATGGTGTGTCTAAAGTTGTTACCATTGATTCAGGTACAGCAGCATTGACGTAGTTGTAAAATTTACCACCTTTTTCTTTGAGATACCCCCAGTTGCATACCTCAATTCCAACTGATGACTTGTTGAGGTTCTTGTACGGTACTCCTTGTGCTTTAAATTCCTTATCACCAACACCCAAATGCCATGCCCAATGCTTTGATGAATAGCACTGCACAATCAATCCATCAGCACCAACCACAAAGGCTGTTGCAATTCTCTCAGTGTTCCCATTCCAATATCTGCTGACTGCTTCAGCGTTGCCGCCTCCAGCTGTATGATGGAGATATATTTGATTTTTGAGTGACTCTTCAGCAAAGAACTGAGATTCTTTGAGACGTACTTGTTTGATTTTTGAAATGTCTAATTTCATAAGTTGTATTTAAAGGTACAAATGTCCAGTTTTTTGCGCTATAAACTGGACATTATTTCCAAGCATCAAGCTCTTCCTTGGACCTGGTCACAAACTTTCTCATTGCTGCCAATATATTTTTGCCTGTCACACTCTCATATGATTCATTGATGCTCTTGACCTCAACAATAACACAAAAGAATGCAACAAATTTGGTCATGATAAGCTCAACAGCGATGAAGTGTGCGATGATATCACCAGCAATGAATCTCTCAATGAGGAAGGTGAACACAATACCACCTGAATACAGTGCAGCCTTACCAAGTGTGTCACTCAATCTGCGTGATTTGAATGATGTCCAACCATTTTTTCTAACTGATCGCCAAACTCCAAAAATGGTGTCAATGAATATGGCAATAATTGCAACCAAAACCATGGGTTGAACTGGAGCGAGTACTGTGAACAATGATGCGAAGATAATAAGTGTTGTATTTTTCATCAGATGACGAGAATTTGATTGTTGTATCCATTGTTGCGTGGATATCCACAGTTCCAAGTACCATCCATGAAGCAATCACCTATGCACTGATTGCATTCGATTTGTGGGCGAAGGTCGGTGTCACGATTCTCATGGCTGATGAAGATAGGATATTCAGCTCGGTTCTTGACCAGGTATCTGATTAGTCGCATCTCAAAGAATGAAGCCTTCTGAGCATAGTGTTCCATGCCAAATGCCACCTCTGAGCGACCAACAGGCTGTGAGAAGTCCCCACTCTGCTGTTGGAGTCCCTTGTTCTTGAGTTGATATGTCAATCCAAAGACAGCATCTTCAGCTGACCTCCATGCGATGACAGGCTGAATGAACTGCACAAGCAACTCCTCCTCGGCTGTTAGTGTTTGATTGTTGTATGCATCAAGCAAATGGTTGTAAAAGACAGTACCAAGTATCGGCATCACTCGGAGCTGTGCTTGAGTGGCAACATATGGGAACACATCAGTCACATCCACATTGGCTGTGATGGGAGTGTTGGTCTTGAGGTAGTTTTCAGTGATAAAGTACAGCATCAGATTTGAGGTGTTTGTTGTTGTGCGGCTTGATTGGCTGTGACATCGCCACCTTCAATTGGTCCGAGTGCTGCCAATGCTCTGACTTCATTGATGGTCATCTGCTCGAGGACCTTGGTTGCCACTAATGGACTCATTGAGTTGAGTGCATCCGATGTCTTGGAAGCATCTCCATCGATTTCAACAATTGTCTCGTTGATGATTTGGAAGTTGTTGATTTGGAACTCAGCCACACTCAGCTTGGCGATATGAAGTATTTCGTTGAATATGTCTTGCACTTGATCTCTGAGCGGCATTACGACATTCTTTTCAAAGATTACATATGCTTGTTTGATATCTGAACCTGAACCGAGTGATCCAGTGGTGCGCACACCCATGAGTATCGGGTCGATTGTATGGGCAAAACAAATCTGCTCAGTGTTCAACCCAGATGCCTCTTGGAAGAGTTTGTCATTTGAGTTGGTTGGAATGCTCTCAATCTTAGGCAACTGCTCTTGTGAATTGGCAAAAAATGCGGCTGTTTTCCCAGCGTTCTGCGCTCCCTTAAGTTTGTCGATGGTCTGACGCAGAACGTTTTTCTCTTCCTCCGATTGCGGTCTTTTCGGGAACATGATTGCAAACGATGGGAAGATACTGTTCTGAATGTTGGACTTTGCGAAGTAACTTAACTCGCCCGAGAGAAACGCAAAATTAAGTGCGGAGGAGTATTTTGGCAGCGGATACCAGTCCTGACCCAAGCACTCGACCTCATAAACAAAAAGCTGTTCACGATCAGTGCATGATGGATGATGCCTTTTGATTTCTTGGATATCAATTCGAGTGGACCAATCCTCACAAATGAAGTACTGATTCTTGTTGCGACCTTTTCTGACCTTCTCGGGTGAGACATTCTCTGCCTTGGTCATCTTCATCTTCTCATCAAAAAACAAACGAAAGTACACTCGGTTGTGTACAATCAATTGCTCTGTTGTGATTCGAGCGGTCTTTTTAAGTTTGATTTTTTTCTCAAATGTGTACAGCTCGAGGAGGTCCTTCGGTGTTGCGTTGGCTGTCTTGAGTTCAAATCCGCCACCAATGACTGCGTTAGTTTTGTAGTCCACAATGGAGCCATGCAGTGGTGAGCTGTAAACCATTTGATTGAGCAACTGTGGATACATATCATCCTGACCAAATCTAATTTGGTTAGCAGTAGTGTATCGACCATTGACATATGGGAGTGACAGGTTTGCGCCACCAACTTTCAAGAATGGTGTGCTGAAAGCATCATAATTGGATGTTATCATCTCAACTGCTTCCTCTTTTTTTGCTCTGAATATATCGTACCAAGCCATGTGTTAGTCGTAAATTGATGAAATTGCTGCGCCACTTACAACCATTCTGCCCTCCTCAATAACCACTCCTGTGGTGTCACTGATTTCGGTTGGTGGTATGGTTGATTCATAAACGCTGTATGAGTATTGTCCCTTCATTAGTTCCACATCGATTGGTTCATCCAGGTAAAAGAGATTGAATCTCTCAGGATATGGTGAGTCATCGGTGTTGGTGAACAAGATTGGGTCGGATGTTGGGTTCATTTCGTTCTGGAATACGAACAAATAATACGGTGAAGGCAGCGTTGACACTTCCGACAGTGTCAGCACTATGCTGTTGACCTCACCTTTGTTGATGTATATCATTACTTATGTTGCAATTAGGTCAAATTTTGTTCATAAAAAAAGCCACCCCGAAGGATGGCTCTCACAACTATGAACAGGAAAAGTTGTTTAGATTACTGCAAGAACAGCGGCTTCCTCAACCTCATATGACAGTTGGTCCATTTCCGCTAACAATGTGACGGAGTATTTTGAACCATCTGCACGAGTTGTGCCTGAACCCTCACCGACTGCGCTCAATTGAAGGAATGGGAAGTACCAGTACTTACCGTTCATATCCTTGACAATTGCATTCAAGTATTGTTGACCCGCACCAAGTATCTTAATTGCTTGAGATTTGTCTTGGTCTCTTCGGTGGAACAATAGGTTGATTGTCGCAGTTACATAAGATGAACCATTCACAAGGTCAATTGCTGCATCTTCAGTGTATGAACCTGTGTTTCTGCGTATTTCAAAAGCAGTGTAATCAGGCGCACCCGCATTGAGTGTGATTGCATCAATTGTGTATGTGTCGGTTGCATCGAGTGTAAAAGTGTCGATGTTGTCTTGCTGATTAATCCAAATTTTTTCGATGCCACCACTATTGTTGTCGCACGATTTGACGATTGTTTCTAATGCTTCACAAGCCATTTTGAATATATTTAATCAGTTAAAAAAAAGAGGGGAGTATTTCATCCCCTCGGAGATACTATGAATAAAGAACGATTTCAGCACCGTTAACGTGGTGGAAACCAACTTTCATATTTGCACGAGTACGGATATAAGGCTCAGCAACAGTGTCAGAAAGGTTCACAGCTCTTAACGCTTTTGAATCTCCTTCAGCATCGAAGCAATATAAAAGATTGTCCTTCAACGTCAATACAGCAGTGTTGTCTGGCATACCTTCACAAACAACAACATTCACACCAAGATATGTCAAGTTGAGTGGAGTTGTTACATATGTCAAAGTGTTACCTTGAGCAGCAGCCAATTCGTATGCGTTAGCCACGTTGGTAGAAACATACAAGCGAAGGTCAGATTTTCTGCGGATGATTGCAGATGGAGCAGCTGCGAAGATAAGAGCTAACTGAGCAAGTACATTTGAAGATGTAATCGAAACATTTGCAACATCAACAACAGTTGCATCAGCAAGTAAACCTTTGATATAACCATCACAAAGAGCAAGGGTAGTATTTTCAGATTCAGTGTCACCTTGCCAACGGATAAGCTCGATGTCTTGACCGATTTGCTTAGCCATTGTGTTCCAATAGAAGTCCATGAATGAAGCAACAGTGAAGTCACCATTTGAACCTTTTGTCATTTGCAAAGCAACGAATGATTGCTCAAGGTCAAATTGACAAATTTGAGCCATAGCTGAAAGCGCACATACGTCAATCTCAATTGCTGAGAGGTCGTCCGTAGGACTTTCGAATGGGCATGATGAGCTTTGCAAAATGTTGCCGAATAAAATTGTGGCAAGTTTTGTCTTTGACTTGATACCTGGTAAAAGGCGGTAGTTGTCAGCGAGGTTCTCTTCAGACAAATATGCTTTTGAGAAAAACGCTTCAGGATTGGCTGCCAATAAAGCTGAAGCATCTACATCCAAATCGAATTTTAAATTTTTAGACATTGTTATTTGGTTTTTATTGATTTACAAATTGATTAAACTTCGCAAATTTTTCACTCATTGAGAGTTGGGTCATTTGCGTTTCGACCTCTTCATCATTGTTCTCTGCATATATCTCCTCGATTTGGTTGCGGAGGTCTGCGATCATAGAAATGATTGCTTTCTCTCTCTCTTCCAACATCGGCAAAACAATTGCAGCGATTGCTTCCGCATCGGTAGCTGGGTCGATAGCCATAGCCTCATCAGTGGTGGTTGACTCTTCAGTTGTCTCTTCAACTGTTGTGTCTTCCATCGCCACCTCTTCGGTTGACATCTCTTCCTCAACCACTTCCTCGGTTGGTTCTTTTTCCACCTCTTTAATCTCAACAACTTCTCCGTCTTTTACGACATAGATTTTGTCTTCGATTAGGTGTTCTCCATCAGGTAACATCATGTTATTTAATTTAATTTGTTCCGATAATTTAAGACCGAGAAAGCCTTCAATGGAGAAACCGACTTGATCGTTGGCAACCAATTCGGCAAAGTAGTCAGCATCGGTCACCTGTGCGGTCACCATGAGTGTACCCTTTGGTACTTCAATGCCAAATGTTGAGTACGCTTTATCCTTGGTTGGGTTGTCAACAATCCATGTCTCAAGGATGTAGGCTGGTACTTTTTTCTCGGTGTCGTGTTCCAAGTTGAAGATGTCACGATTGCGCAAATCAGCCATAAACTTGGTGTGAATTTGCTCGATGACTTCCAAAGTGAACTGCACATAATACTCACCATCTTCAGAATCTCTGCGATATATGTCCATCGGTATCATCGCTGGAGCTGTGATGCGATACTTTACATCATCAGCAAAAATCAATCTCTTGTCGCTTCCAAAACTAACCCCCTTAACCTTAACGGCAGGGAGATTTGTGAAAGCTATCATTTCAATCCCGAGGTTTTCTCCATCGGAGTACTCCTCATCGATTGTGATTTTGTAGATAGGCAAGTCTTTTGTCATTGCTTATGTTGCATTTTTTGTATATTTGTTCAAAAAATATTTATGATATCAATCTTTGACAGGGAGATTCCCAACAAAATGGATGAGCTGACCATTGAGCAGTTCGAAAAAATCAGTCAAATTCTTAACAACCAGGAGTATGACAACATTGAAAAGTATGTTGAGATGTTCAAATACCTTGGCATTGAGGAGAAGCTATGGGATGACTACCCATTCAGCGAGTTCATTGAGTTAGTTAAAACCTTTAATATTGACTCATACAACCCACAGGAGCCTGTGACATCCATTGAATTGGAAGGATATACCTACACAGCGGAGATGCGCTTGTCAGTTAAAGAGACCAAGCTGATTGAGAAGATTGTGAACGGTAAGCCGAACAACTATATCAGTGACATCCTTGCAATCATGTTCAAACGCACTGACCTTGGCAACACTGAACACTTCGCAGATGCACATTTGAAACTCAAGGCAAAGATGTTCAGAACTCAAAAGGCTGAATTGTGCGTACCATACATTGTGTTCGTCACTGAAAAGATTGCAGAGTATGCAAAAGCCAACGCTCCCGAAGGGATGGCATCAAGTCAATCTTGAGCAGTTCATTGAGTTAAGGTCTTTGCAACCCGATGATGGGTTGTTCAACCACAACATTGATATTCTCTGCACACTCACTGACTCATATCCTGAGGACTATGATGATGCTGAACTGCATGAAGTGTCGGAGTGGTTTAAAGATTTGCAGTGGCTGTATTCTGAACCAAACAAGAACCACAGTGATCGGGTTGGCAAATTCCAAATCAAGCCAATGAATGAGTTGACGCTGGGTGAGTTCATCGACCTTGAGTACTATTTCACCCAGGACTACATCAAGAATCTTCCAAACATTTGCGCACTGTTGTATCGCATTCCTGAAGTCATCGAGGATGATGTGGTGGCAAAGTGGGAGACAGCCAACTTCAAAGTATCAGCGAGAGCGCACTACTTCCTGGAGCAACCAATCACCAAGACATATGGCATACTCACTGAGTATATCAAATTTAGGGACCAATTTATCTCATCACATTCCAACCTAATGACTGAAGATGTGGAAGATGACCTCACTGATATCGATGACCCTGAAGAGCGCAAAGAAGCAGAGAAGCAAAAGGCATCCAACAAATGGGGATGGGAGCAATTAATATGGTCGATGTGCAATGGTGACCTGACCAAGTATGACCAAGTCATAAATATGAAGCTGATACTTGTGTTCAACTTCCTTGCAATGCGTAAAGAATTAGATATTTAGTAATCGAGAGAGTAATTGAACTCACCGAATAGCGGCACAAAGTCGTATATCACCTTCGGCTTTTTTCTTAATAGGTTACCGAGTTCCAAGATTGGGAACTTTTGCGCCAAGTCTGCGACATACATACCATACATCTCGGCAATAAGTCCATTCATCTCGAGTGCATCATTGAATTTCTTGACCAATCTGAAGGGTGCGATGGTGGCTGTACCGTTGTTGAGATATCCAAAATAATAAGCAGCAAGAATCTCGATTCGGAGGTTGCCTTCAGTGGTCACCTTGGCATTGATTTTGACTGAATCATACAAGGTGTATGTGTCAATCAGTGCTTCATCCTTAATAACTTTCTTGAGTGTGTTGGCAACTCGTCTCCTGACTGGATACTTGTAATTGAACTCGCCTGTGTTTTTGTATGCCATTTCTTATGTTGCAATTAGTCAACAATTTGTTTAGGAATCTGACAATCGGTCCATGAATCCATGGTGAATGTGATGGTCATCAACCACCCAGCAGCATAGTCGAGGAGATCATTGTTGAGTGGAATCAAGGAAGGGAATCCAACTACATCGAAATCACGATCATCAAGGCTGAAGGTGTAGTTCAGATACAAGTCCATGAGTATCTGATGGCAGTCGCTCAAGATGACATTGATGTTTGCCCTATCCTTTTGGATGATATCAAAGCAATAGATTTCAAGAGTGAAGTCATTGGTGTTATCGGTAGGGATTGCATCCACAGGCACGATGTACACAATCGGATACTTCTCATCCTTGGTGGCAAAGTTGAACAACTGCTCTTTAAAGTCAGAACCTACTTTCTTGACTTGAAGATGTGCATCATAGAATGCAATAATTTCGTTGACTAATGCTTGATAACTTATCACAGTACTGAATTTTGAATGATTTTGCTGACCTTGTTTTGAACCCCTGTCATCTCGGTCTCACTGACCACAGCCTGAACTGTGATAGTTTGGTTGGTCTCAACCCCTTGAGATTGGCTCACGTTGTTGGCTGCGTTCCCTTGACCGAATAGGTTGCCAGGTACGAATGATGGAACAGCTGAATTGTCAACCGTTGGTGTTGCTCCACCACCACCACCTGTTGGTGTTGATACGGATGCTCCACCACCATTCATAAACTTGCTGATTGATGTTGCAACAATTGTACCGATGGATGTAGCTGCACGAATCTTGGCTCCAGCAATGGCAGCAGTTTTCAATGCAAGTCCCCCATCAGGCAATAATGACCAAGTTGGATTTGCTGAATATGCAGAGATTTCCTTTTGAGTGTTGACAATTATCTCACCGATGGCAAGTGCTTTATCAACCAAGAAAAGAGCATTTGCAAGTTTTTTATTTTCTCCAGCAAGTTCAGTGAGTCCTGAGATTAATCCTTTCGCTGCACCGATTCGAGCCTGTGCGAGTGACTCTTCAGCAGCCATGACAGCATCATTGTACTTTTGCTGTTCTTGAAATGAAGCCATATTGCCCTCACCTTGGACTTGCAACTGTTGAGTCCTGGTTGACACCATGGTTGCAATTGTAGTGGCAGCTGATTTGGTTTGTATCTTTTCAGTTTCTGCCGCCTCAGCTTTTCGCACATTGTTTATTTCAAGTGATTGAGCATCCTCAAGAGCTGTGATATCTTTTTTGTACTTTTTAGCCTCAGCAATTAGCGCAGCATATTTCGTCTTGATATCATCAATCTCTTTTTGCGATTGCGTTTTTGTTGAATCAAGCACAAGTTTGTTTGCTGCATTGATTTCTGCCTGAATAGCCTTGAGTCCATCTTGATACTTTTTGGCATTCTCCTCACGTTTTGCCTTAGCTTCCTCTTCAGCTTGTTTGTCAGCGGCAGCTTGGTCAGCAGCTTCCTGGATTGCCATGAGTTTACGCTCCTTAGATCCATCCTTAATGATTTTGTTCTCTTCCTCGATGCGTTTACGCAGTGATTTTCTGCGCTCGATGGAATCCTTATCAGTCAATCCTTTCAATTCGGAATACTCTTTTCGAGCATCTCCCAATCTCTTTTTGGCTGCTTTGCTGATGGCTGTTGATTTGTCCATCTCCAGCTTGGTGGTATCTTTACCCGCAGCTTTCGCTTTGGCAATCTCAATATCGTACTGGTCAGATATTGCTTCAGTTCTTTTCTCTGATGACTTGAATGCCTTTTCATTGGCTTTCTCCATTGTTCTCGCATTCTCTTCAGCAGCATATGATGTCAAGCCCAACCAATCGGTCAACTCCTTGAATCCGTCAATGAGTGCATTGATAGGTATCATCAATACATCAAGCACCTTTTGAAGTACACCAATTTTATTTAGGAACACACCTATCGCCACCACAATTGCAGTGACCACAGCAACCAACAAAAAGATTGGATTTGCGAGGATTTGCATTCCGAGTTTAACGAATGCACCACCCATCGTTGTGATGGTTGATGTCAAACCTTTCATGCTCTTGCTGATATCCTGTGCATTCAACCCACCAAGATTCTTGGCAAATACTTTCGCTTTATCTGATGCCTCTTCAAAGTCAAGTGACATGATTGAATCACGAATACCACCAAATGAATTGGATATCTGCTCAAATTTTGAACCTGATGCAAAGACATTGACAGCATCGTTGGCATCTTTAATCCTATCCGCAACCTGACCAGCTTGGGCAGCGAGTGCTGCCATTTGTTCAGGGTCAGATGCTTCAGCGATTGCTGCCTTGAGGGATCGGAGTTCTGCCTTGAGTGATTGAACCCCCGAGAGCTTGAGTGGTATTTCGACTTCGTTACTCATATGTACGAACTTCTAATGATGAATATTTTAAATTGCCATCTTGGTGTTGATGGTTTTGAGTGTTGGTTGTTCTGACATATATTGTACCGTCTGACTTTATTTCAGCGGTAGCAAGGTGGTCATGTTCTACGTTGCCAATAATTACAAAAGTGTTCAGAGTATTAAGTGGATTCGGTGCAGTACCGATATACTCACCCTGTGCGATGCGAGTCCATATAACACCACCAATCGTATCAGACAACACAATGGCTGTTGGTGCTGCTGTTCCGAGCTGAGACAAGAGCGCAATGTATCCACCCGATGCTGTGGTGACTCCATTTATTTTCGGTGTGATGATACCATCCTCGTTGAGAACCTTATTGTCTCCGATGACCAATCCCTTGAGTCCTTGACCGATGATGTTGCCCTCACCTTTCACGATCACATCATCCCCTGAGAGATTGCCATTGGCAGTGGTTGACTTTGTCTGAAGAATGGTGTCAACTGATACTGCTGTGGTGGTTGCTGATGTCGGTGTTCCTGGTGCAGTTATGAATGGAGGTAGTTCAATCTCAGTGTCGATGCTGATGAGTTCAACTTTGGTCGCTGTTTCTGCGTTGGCATTGTAGTCAATGATTCGGTTAATGTTCCACCATGAGTTGTCGATGCGCACCTTTTGGTTCAGCTCGAGTGTTTGAATGTCAGCCTCGTTGAGATTGAAGTAAGCAACCAACATCTTACCTGTGTTGATTTGGTTCACTGTTCTCCTCCAGTACAAATTGTACAGGTTGTTTGCTGTTAATGTTTGGGGTGAATAATAGTAGAAGTCATTCGTGCCAAACATGATGTCAAATGTCGGAAGGAGTGGGTCATCAAAGTGACCAAGTACAGGATATGTTGTGTTGCCAAATTCACCTGTCGTGCCATACTCAATCAAATCCCATAAACCACAAGTCTTGAATCCTCCATCGTAAAGGATGCGAATGTTGGTCTTGGGTGCATCACCGTTTAGTGCGGGGACATAAGCATCGAATGTGGTGGAAACCACAGGGGTTGGTGAGAACAATAGTTCTTTGGTCTCCGTTCCTTTGACATATTCGTTGTCAAATGTGTACTCGAGTTGACCATATATCTCATCAGTCATTTGTGTGTACACCTCGTTTGGTGAATCCTTATCTGCTTTGTATGTGAGGGTCAGTTTCTTTGAGGTGATATCAGGCAAGAATATCAAGTCTTGCTCTCTCTCCTTCATCAGCTTATATGTCCAATCCACCTCTTGACCTGAATCATAGTACTCATCCCTGTGCTTGAGGATGAGCTTGTTTGGTTGGTCCACATCGATGTCAACATATAGATTGTACATGGTGAAGATGGACTTGACAAAGTCGGATTGCTTAATCTTGAGCGGCACATATTGGTTGATGTCCAGGATACCGCCAATCACTTGGATGTTGGTTGATGGAAGTATCTTGATACGCAGTGAGTTCACCTTGATTTCAGCATTGACAGGATTCGGTGCTGGTGTGTATGGAAAGGTTGTGTTTGTGAACCATGCTGTGAACTGCTGATTCACTCCGATGCTGATATTCATCGTGTCACCAGTGTTGAGTCCACCTGAACCCGCTACACTCTGACCAAAGATAAGACCACCTGTCTTGGTTCCTGATGATGGTGGTGAGAAGTCATGCACACCAGGTGCAAGTGCAAAGCCTGTGCTGATGATTTGAGTGTCATCAATGTTGACGAACTGATCAATGTATGAACCGAATGCAGTTGCTAATCTTGGTCTGCCTGTGTATGCGTTATAGTTGTTGTAAACCGTTACACCATTTGTGTTGTTGATGTAGAAGTCATAATTCAATTCATACTCAATCGTGAACACCTCACCACTGAATACATTGGTGTTGAATGGTACGGTGAACACACCTGTCGATGGGTTGAATAAACCCTGTACATCAGATATCTCGGTCCACCCTGTTATCGGGTCATAATCTCCAAAGGTATTGGTTGGCTCAACAAAGGTGAATGGTGTGGTCAGTTCCTCATCGACCAAATAATCCTGTGCATCAAAGTTGTTCTCATCACCGTTGTATGGGATGACTAACTTGTCGAATCGTGCAGCTGCGAGTCCTGACCACTCGTATTGGAAACCCGCTGAGGAGAATATCCTATCAAGGTAGGTCTTGGCATATATAGCTGGTTTGAATTGGCTAACATTGAACACATTGTCAGTGTCATAGGGCATCACATATTTGAAGCCATCAGTGACAGTATTTGAAAATGAGTTGATAATATCAACAGCTGTGAAGGTATGGTTGAGGTCAGTGAAGTCGAGGTCAGTCAGTTCAGCATTTGTGATCGCAGTAAAGAACTCAATGCGAGTGTCCTTGATGAGAACCTCATACTCCACCCCTTGCTCATAGGCATCGGTGACTTGAGTCTTTTTGACTGACAACAACTGAAGCAAAGCATCCTCGATGATGGGAATGCCATCCTGAATGACTGCACACTTGGTGATTGCGTTGATGTCGAATGTCCCAGCTTGGATGTTTACATCATAGTAGTGGTTCAACATCTCGTTGTTGTTCTTGCTTCCGACCAATGTGATGGTCTTGGAGAACGTACCTGTGCGCTTGGTGAAATCTCTGATGTCTCCGACTGCGAAGTTCAGAGGGAAGGATGTGTCCTCCTTCACATCAAGATATCCACCACCCTCCTGGTCATATCCGAGAGTGTTCAGAAAGTCGATGCAACACTGCTGTGCTTCGAATACTCCACCATCAGCAATGACCCTGTCCTCGAATGCAGTGACTTGTGAGCCAATCGATGAGGAGTATTTGATTTGTATCTTAACCATTT